CAGGCCCATAGCCAGCCCCATTTCAGGGGAATCCATTGCGTTTAGTAGTCCCATATCAGCCTCCAAACAGCTTGTAACCCGCCAGCGCGCCGCCCAGGATGTTGTTTGCCTGGTTGGTGTAGTAAGGCGTCGATTGACTTGACCCCATGCCGGCCAGCGGTGCGACTACGCCCTGGTAGTTCTTCACGTTCTGCCACGGGTATTGGTTGAGGTTGTTCTGCATGTTGTAGGCATCGGTCAGGGCGCCATTCCCCAGTCCATAAGACGACGTGCCAAGGTTCATGCCGGTTTGTCGCGCACTGAGTGCCTGCTGCGCCGCGCTCATGTTCTGGCTGTTCCGGTTCAAGCCAAGCTGCGCGTTGTATTGCTGGTTCGCGTTGCCCATCTGGCCCAACTGGCTGGCAGCGTTGCCCATCTGGTTCTGTGCCGTATTCCACGCATTGCCGTAAAGGTTGGCTAGCGACTGGGCCACTCCCTGGTTACTCAGTCCGGCCGCCACGCCCTCGGCGATCCCCTGCCGGCTCGATCCGTACTGCCCCGCCGATTGCGCCCCGGAACGGATGGACGGCATCACGTTCAGGCTCAAATTCTGGTTGGCTTGATCCATGATCGCCTTCGCCTGCTGATCGACATAGGGCGAGACTTGCCCGGAGAGCATGCGCGCATAGGCGCCCGACGGATCGAGGTCGCCCATGGAAGCGAATCCGCCACGGGCCGACACGTCATTGACGTAGCCTAGCACCGGGTCGAACATGCCGTTATTTGCCTGGTACGCCATATCCCGACCCATCCCGGACAGGTCTTGATACCCCATCGCGTTCTGCGTGGCCAGATTGGCGATATTGGTCATCGTCTGCGGCGTGCCCTTGTTCTGGTTGTAGAGAGATTTGGCATCGGCGGCCAAGCTGGTCAGATAGGGCTGCATCGGCTCCCATGGGACGTTCGTCGTTGTGGTGGTTCCGGCCTGCTTGCTCTGGCCAAGAGACGACCCAGCCAGCAGGCCCCCCGCAATTGCGCCGAGTCCGCCATTGCCGCTAAGCAGGCCAGAGGCAAGCGAGCCAGCACCGGATGCCGCAGCAGACAAACCAGAAGATCCGCCGCCACCGTTAAACAAGTTGCTGACTCCTGACTTTGCCGCGTCAAGCCACCCCGGCAACGACATCCCGGCGCCAGCGCCCGCACCACCGGCAAACGCCGTCGGCGCCATGGTGTTGGCGTAGTTCGTCATGGCCGCCATGGCTTCGGCGGGCGTCATCGTCCCGGCTGTGACCGCCGCGTCGATCATCGAAGCCGCCTGTGTGGTTGGGACGGCCATGCCGGTGGCGGCATCGACAAACCCGCCGAGGCCGGCATCGAAATAGACCGGAGCCGTCCCGGCGCCAACCGACGCAGCGCCACCAACTACCGGAGCAGCCGCCCCAGACCCCGCCATGCCGACACCAGCCCCATAAGCGGCCGCGCCAATACCACCGAAACCAGCCAGGGCAACGGCGGGCATGATCTTGTTCAGCCAGCCGTCTTCGCCATTCCGTTTGCCGGCCGCGATGTATGCCTGCATGTCGTCCTGTTTCGATAGGCCTAGGTCGTGGATCGGGCCGCCCGCGAAGGCCCCATTGATGTAATAGCCGCTGTTCGGCCCGGTCTTCACGTATCCGCCATTCGACCCGCTCGGCATGACCTCTCCGGTGTCGAAGTTGTTCAACAAGGGATATTCCTGCCCGTCGATAACCGCCGTCGGGACGCCGTTCTTCTGAATGATCTGGTATGCCATGGTTTTACCCTAACAAGTGCCACGCTGAGTTGTAGTAGGCATAAACACCTTGCCCGCTCCCCGGATTCCAAGCCGCCCCATCGGCCAGCCGTATGTCGCCCTCCCTCGGTCGCGCCGGGGATACGGTCGTCTGGTCGATATGCCCGGCGGACAGCAGCGCAATCGCCGCCGCGACCTTGCCCAACTCATCCGACAGGAAGCGCCTAACGTCGTCCAGATTCTCCGGCGGGATGCCTGGAACATAGGAGACACTGGCGATGCTGCCCCGGACCACCGCCGCCGCGCCTGGGACGTAGGCATAGCCGGACGGCGCCGATAGCGATACGGAATGAATCGAGCCGCTGGCCACCGACGATGCCGACGCGCTGGCCGTTGGCGCAGACAACGCAAGCGCGGACAACGCGCCGGTTGCGGTAGCACTCCCACCAGAAGTTCCCGTTGCCGATCCCGTTGGCACTGATAGCGCAACAGACGCCAATGAGCCACTTGCGGAACCATTCGAGGTGCCAACAGCGGTTGCAGTTAATACACCAAGGGCAATTGCAACAAGCGCCCCAGACGCCACAGAACTGGCAGATGCATTCCCCGCTGGTGGTGCTAATGAGACTGCCGATAGCGTTCCGTTACCTGTACCACCAGCCCCGCCAGCAACAATGAACAGCCTCCGAATCGTCATGGCGCGAAGACCTGCCAGGGATTGATGGAGATCCCCATAACCTCGGGGAGACTTAGCTCGCGCGGGATGCCCACATAGGCATAAATCTCATCGCCGACTTGTGGCGCTGCATCAAATGAAAATTTACCATTGGCCGCAATCTTTGTAACTGGCTGCGGGCTGCCAGCCGCTATAGTCCCGGACGAACTTTTTATTCCATTGGCGAAACAGTCGAAGCTGTTCCCATTGGACCGAGCGATGAACACGCCACGCCGGGAGGCGGCAGCAACCGATACGGAATAGTTGGTGCCGGACGTATTGAACCGGATGAATTCCAGCGTGTTGCTGGCGGTCAGTCGGAACTGAAACTGCCGATTTCCGCTATCGTCACCACCGAGTATTGGCGTTAACACGCTTCCTGTTTTAGAGCCATCAAATACCGCGATCAATGTGAAAGACGTTCCCAAGACACACGACGCCTTGTCGCACGCCAATCCCGTCCCTCCGTCGTACCCTGTTTTCCATTTACCGAACCCCCCTACCCCTGACGAACCGATACCTTTTTGGATGTCTGGCAGTTTTCCATTGACTGAGTTGATTGGCATGGGCGCGTTGCAAACAGCGATGCCACCGGGCAAATAGGCGTAACTGGCGACTAGGCGTTTGCCAGGATCCGGCTGATAGCCTCTGATCAGAGGTCCAAGTCGCAGTGCGAACGACATTATTACGCCTTCGGTCCGTCAGTGCAGGGTGTAATCTTCAGCGTCCATCCGGCAGTGATCTGCACCCCGCAATTGTTGATTAGGTAGAACTCATATTCCTGCCCGCTTTTTGTCGTCGGCAGTTCAACCGGGCCAATGTTCAACGCGTAGTTCGTGGTGGCGGACATCCCGGTGCCGGTCAGGAACGAACCCAGCGCCGCGCCGGTCCAGTTGGTCGTCACCGCCGGATTGTCCGTAGTGCCGTCGATATTCATCAATCGCGCCATCAACTGAATTCCGCCAGTCGTAATCGTGCCGCTCGGGTACTGCATAGTCAGCACGAAAGAAGCTAGCGGCGCATCGTCGGTGTTGGTCCATGTTGCGGCATCGCCAGCCGCCGAGTAGGTGCCCGCCGTGGCCGCCACCGCCGACGTGCCGCCACCCGCCGAAACGGTCGTCTGCGTGCCGAACTTGCGGATGGCGTCGTTGGTGCCGATGGCCATGATTAGACTCCGAGCAGCGTATTGACGGCAGCATCCACCGCGCCCTGCACCTGCACGTCAGTCGCTCCGGTGATGGCAGCAATGGTGGCGGTGTTGTAGTCAGCCAGGATGTAGTTGAGGACGATCCCGACGTAAGCCTCAGGATTGGCGAGCGCGGCCTTGGCCCAGTCGCGCTGGGCGGCTGTGGGCGTTGCCTTGGCCAGGGCGTTGGCCTTGACACAAATGGCGACGGCGATCTTTTGTTGAAGCGTATCAGCGCCGGTGGCGCCGCGCAGTCCATGGAGTTCGATATAGGTGGCCATAATTAACTCTTATCGGTTGATGTAAATGGAAGAGGTATAGGTAATGGAGTACGTGCCATTCGTACAGGAAATCGTTCCACTGAAATCGACGAACGCAATCAGCTTGTCCGTGGCAGCCGCCCCGGAATTTTTGTAGACGATGCAGCCGACCGCAGAGAAGGTCGAAGCCGTCCAGCCGCTCGAAATGTTGGTCAAGGTGATCGACTGGCGATTGTTTGTCGTATCCAGTGCATCCAGCGTGTATGCCTGTGCAATACCTCCGGCGGAATATCCAGTGCCGGTAATTTCATTGGTGACATCGGAGCGATTGGCCCAGGCATCCAGGTTGGCCTCGCTTGGGATGCTCGATACTAGGAGAACCTTCAGCGTATCCGAGGAGAAGTTGTGCCCGGCAGTTGCCAGGGCGCGGGTAAAGTTTGTAAAGTTAGCTGAAGCCATTTGTCATACCTCCCAAATTACCAATTGCTTGTTGCTTCGACGTCCACGTCGTAGCTATCCAGGCGCCATTGCGTCGCTGTTCCCGTCTCGAATCTAATGGCGATATAGCGGCCCGAGACAAGGCAGTCACAGGCCACCGTCTGGCCTATGGTGTAGGTCATCGTCGCGCCCCATGTTGGATCGTTGTAGGGTTCACTGGCATAGCCAACCTTGACGATAACGGTCTGCCCGTTGATGCCGCGAATCCGTGGCCGGATGCCGCGAACGAGCTTCATTTGCTCCGGAGCATCGAACGACAGGCCACGCCGTTCCATGTAGCTGCTAATGGCCGACCCATCGAAAGTCGCGCCGGAATCGAGCAGGTATAGCTTGCTGCTGCTGCCCGCCATCAACACCCGCGCCGCGTCGGGCGTGAAGTCGAGTTGATCCCACAGCGTAATATCCGAATCCCAAGTCGTGCTATCGGAGTCCCATGTCGTCGAGCCGAGACCGCTTTCCATCAAGCCCGCGTTCGCGTGGTTCAGCGACGGGATGTCGCGGAAGCTGACCGTGTTGTCGACGTAGTTCAGCACCATAGCCATATTCGGCACAGTCGAACCCGCCTGCGGGAAGCAAACCATTACCTCGTTCATGTACGGGTTTTTGAACACGAACGACTTTTGGTAATTGTTGGCGTCGAGATTGGCGAACAGCCAGCGACGGGATGCCTTGTCAAGGACACTATTCGCAGATACGCCGTCATGCAGGATGACATCCGATCCCGTCAGGACGAAGTGCCGCCCGTCGAGTTCGGCAATGCAGTTCCGCGCCAATGCCCCCGATTGCCCGAGAACCTTCTGGAAGCGATGGACATACGTTCCGCCGATGTAGTCCATCCGCCAGACGGACGATTCCTTGTAGATCATGAAGGCGTCGCGCAGTTGCAGACCATCGACAATCGCATCCTGCCCTTCTGACAGATTGTCCTCGCCGGCATCCTTGGTGGCATCGGCCGGGTCCCATGTCGCTGGTAGCGCCCCTGGGTCGGCCGGGTGCGACCACTTGACCATGAATGGATAGCTCGCCCCGCTCTTGGTCACGTTCAGCGCGACCAGATAGTTCTTGTAAGTGCGCAGTGCCTTGCAGTAGGTATTCGCCGGCCAATTGGTCAGGTCGGCGAACTTGGCGGCCAGATTCAGCGACCACCATTGCGGATAATTCGCGCCGCTCCCATCGTTCAGGATGGGAATGCCGCCCAGCACGGAAGACGTCCACGCATTCGCCGCGCCGGAATAGTCTCCCCCTACTGATCGCGTCAGGTTGGTATGAATGGTCCCATTGACCGCGTAAATCTTGCCGGTTCCCGCGTACAGCCAATAACGCACGCCGGCCACTGAGATCGGCAGGACGTGATACGGCGCTACCGATGGCGGATCATAGACGGCGGATTGGCCGTAGATTTGACTAGCCAACCCATCGAGAAAGCGGATGTTCCGCGCATCGGTCCATGCCTGGGGCGGCAACTCATGGGACGACAAGTCCTTGTTGACGCCACCGCCAACAGGTTTGATTACGATCAGGGGCACGACGTTTAGCCAAGCAGCCCGCGCCGGTAGACCACCTGGCCATAGGGATTCTGCGCCCCGCCATAAGCGGAATAGCCGCCCTGTTGCTGTCCGAGTGCGCCGCCATAATTCTGCTGCTGGCCATAGCCGCCAAAGCCGAGATTGCCGTAGCCATAGCCGCCAATGTTCTGCTGCTGGCCGCCCCACATGCCGCCGCTTTGGCTGCCGTAGGGATTGGTCGTCATCCCGCCGAAGAAGGAGGGCATCATGCCCATGCTCGAACGGTTGAAATCGCCGGAGATTTGCCGCTTGTAGGTCTGTGCGTAGGGCGAATTGACCTGCTGCGCGTTGGCCCATGAAGGAGCCGCCTGCGTTTGCGGCCCCGCCGTGATGGCCGGGTTATAGGTGCCAGCGGCGGGCGGTGCGTTGTCCGTCACCGTCTGGCCGAGGTTGCCGATGGCGCCGATCTGCTGCGGTGTGCCCATGCCGACGCCGTTACTGTAGGTCATATATTTCCAGCCCGGCAACAGGTTGCCGTTGGCGTCGAGGCCGGTTCCCGCCGCGTTGGTGACGGTTTGCCCTGCGTTAATCATGCCCATGGCTAGTCCTCATAAAGTGGCACGCGGAACTTCCGCCCACCGACGTACAGGCTTACCGATCCGACGTAGTTCTTCAGCGGCGCCGTGCTCCATCCGGTGTTGCCGAGATAGAGATTGCCGGTGATGGTGTTGAAGCTGAATTGATGCGCTCCGGCGGCGTCCGTGAAGTGGATCGCTCCGTTAGTGAATTTGATATGGCTGGCGAAGTCGGCATTGCCGCCTGCCTCGGCGTAAATCGACGGGCCTGGCTTGCCATACTGGTCGAACCAGCGGATCGCATGCCCCATGGCGAAGTTGATCGCGTTGGCCACGCCGTTGATGAACTTCAGCACGTCAACCGCAAAGACCAGCCCCTTGCGGGCGATAGATGTGGCCGCGCCTTCGACGTTGGCGAAGGTCATCAAGCTGGAAATTTCCTGCCCGCCGCAACCCGGCTTACCGACGCCGACGCGGATGCCATCCACGATGCCGGCCGCGCTGATGTAGTATGGGTTGATGTCGGCGCAACTCTGCCGCTTGTTGATGATGCCGTACTCGACGCCGAAGGCCGTATTGTCTGGGTGGGCCAGCCGGGCGACGAAGGATTCGACGTAATGGCCCCAGGCGCCACCACCAGGAATGGCGCGATCCTGATAGGCCAGCGACATGTGCCCGATACCGCCGCCGTCAGACGTTCTGGAACCGCTGAAGGCACCATAAGGCGCATAGTTGCCATTACCGATAGCCACATGGACGCAGCCTTCGGCGGAGTTTTGCGACAGCGCTTCGACCCAGTCGATTTCGCTGATACGCACCGAACCGCCGACATCGGGCGGAACGAAGTAGAGGTCGCGCCCGCGAGGCACCCATCCGCTCACAGCGTCGCCCCCAGTGCGAACAACGCGTCGATATCGGCATCGGTCTTGCCCATCGCCGTCGCCATGGCGATCAGCACCGCATTGCCGCGCTCAAACGAGGTCGCGTAGCCGTACCAATCGCGGGTGTCTTGATCTGCGGCAGCGACAGCGGCTTCAACGGCTGCCCGGAGGCCCGCAGCGGTCAATGCCTGCCGGAACTGGCGCGGCGAGAGGGATTGCGCACCTGGCGCCACGGGAACAGCCTCGAATGCGCTGCCGTTCCAATGCCGTCCGATGTCCGACCACTCGCACGGAATGCCGATTGGCTGGTCGGTTACGGCTTGGGCGATGTTGTCGCTATTGAGTTGAGCGTATGGCATTAGTATCGCTCCACGACTTGATAGCCGATGCTGATTGATCCGCTTACCCCGGCACCAACGTAATACGCTGTCACTGTGGTCGCGTTGGTCAGTTCTACCCGTATAAATCCAGCATACGAACCTGATGTAGCCCCGGACGCGCCTAGCAAACTGACTTCAGATTTCGATGTGTCAATAGATGTTATCGTGGCTGTTGCGGAATTAGTTCCGGCAGTGCAAAGGACGCTAATCGTCCCCCGCTGTATCGACTTGATGCCGCCGCCGGCAAATTGGCTCAACGTGCTCATTACACAATCCTCCAATCCGCTTGGCTATTGCTATTTACATAGATCAGGGTCACCGCGCAATTCGGCAGGTTGATCGTCATGTCTGCCGCGCTGCCCATGATGTTTTTGCCGTTCCGGCCGACGATGCAATCGACATTGGTACTCATGTTGAAAATCGTTATCTTGTCGCCGCTGGCCGGAGCCGCAGGCAATGTGAGCGTCAGGCCGGACGCGGTGTAGGAATAGGCCAGGTTGCTCGATAGCGTGGTGTTGCCGGTCAGGTGGGTAATGACCAGCGCCGGGTAAGAGCCGAGCACCAGGGCGTCGATTTGCGTCTGAATGGCACTGGTCACGCCGTCGACGTAGTTCAGTTCCGTATGGGTCGGCGTCACCGCTCCGGCCACGTTCGGGAAGGTCGCCTTGATGACAGCCTTCAACAGGCGGAGATGTTCGTCGCCCTGGCTTTTCTGATCGCCGCCGAGAGGGTTTGCTGCGTTCAGGTCGCTTATGTAGGTGGCAGTTTCGAGGCCCATGGGCTAGTCACCCGCGTAAAAGTTGAATGAGTTCCCGCTTGTCGGGATGTTCGTCCGCAACTTGGCATTGCCCATGTAGTCGATGCTGCGGGCGTTCTGTAGCGCGGCCTGGTACTCTGCTTGCCACTTCGCAGCGTCCTTGTCATTGCCAATGAACATTGCGGCCTGATACAAAGCGCCGTTGAGGTACAAGCCAGGGAATCGCGTCAGAATCTCGTTGGTCGGCACCGAATCGGACAGCTTCGCTATCTCGTTTTGGTAGGTGTAGTCGATGGTGAATGCGCCGTTCGGTGTCGGGTGCAAGACCAGGTTTTCCCCATCGAAGGCAATTTGCTGAGGGATGCTGGTGTATTGCTCATGGGCGTACTTTTCCGCCAGCGACCGAGACGATACGATCTGCATTGGCGTCGACGCAGGTTCGCGGCGATAGACGTACTCCAGCCGAAGGAATCCATCAGGGGCAGCGTATTTGCGCGTCCCAGTCGATGTCGTAATGGTGGATTCAGACAACAACAGCAAAATGTCGCCGATGTCGTAATTGATCTTCGGCTCGGCTAGTGCGATGAAGTCAGGGATGCGCGAATCCAGGTCGGTGCGGTGCATCCACGCTGAGACAGCCGACTTCAGATCGGTGTAATTGGCAATCGTCATCGCGAGACGACCTTGGCCGGGCGACCACGACGCTTCGGCGCAACATCAGTATCGGTAATCACCACCGGGGCTTGATCCTGAGCTTCATCTATCCCGGCCATCCCTTTACTGCGGGCCACGGATTCCTCATCAGCAGACCAAACGATGACATAATCATCGAGATCTGCCCACCCGGAGCGGAACAGGGTTTTCGGATATTCCACGCTATTCCCCCATAAAAAAACCCGCCGGAGCGGGTTGTTGTTTGGCCTTCCTATGCCATACCGATAAATTCAGCGTGGCATAGGAGGCGCAACACTTACAACGCTAGTTACTCAGAATGCGCGCTGCCAACTGGGGACGGATGGTCTTAAATCCATACAAAACATCGAGCCTGCAAGGCATCACGTCGTTGCTGATGTCGTATGCCTGGACGATCCGCATGCTGATCCCGTCGTAGACTTCCCGCGCCGCAAAGTGCACCCCCTTCGGCAACACCAAGTCGGCGGTGGCGAAAGTGAATGCGTCCTTGTGGAAGACCAGCGATGGCTTGTAGATGGTCGAAGCCGCGCCGATCTTGGCGATTGCCGAACCGTTTGCCATACCCGCCGCCACGACGTTTTGCATACCCGTCGAGGTGTAGATGGCGGGAGAGAAGTTCAGCGTACCCGCGCCGCCCGCATAGTCGGCCGTAACAACGAACGGTTGCAGGACGCCGGTATCCGCCTTGGTCTCGGGATGGACGCGGTTACAACCAACGACCGTGAAGATATCGCCCTTCTTGAAGGTGGTCGCGCCAGTTGCCACGACGACGGAAGACGAACCGTTAGCTGTAACCGCACCGTTGACCGTATAGGTCGTGGCCGTCAGGGCGGTGCCGGTTTGCTGCGTCGGGGCGAGGCTCGATTCGTAGAACTCGAAGCCACCCGTCCGGCCCATTCCGCCTTCCTTGTATTGCTTGGCAATGGCGGACGAATCCTGAAACAGGCCCTTGAGCGCGTCGATCAGGTCGACGTTATCCTGGGTGTTCAGCAGGGCGGTGCGGTTGTCATCGAGCGGCGTAAGGTTGTCGTTGAGCACCTTGCGACCCGTCAGCAGCTTGTTGAAGGTGACGGCGGAACCGATGTTGTTGACGTTGTTGTACACGTCAAGCCACATGCTCATCGCATCCGCTTCGATGTTGGCCGCGAGCACAGACATCGCTGGTTGCAGAATGCGCTGGCTGAAGTCATCCAGAGACAGCGTAAGCTCCGCGCTCGAAAACGTGGTATCGACACCCTTTTGGGTGGCAATTTGCAGCGGCACCTGGTTTTCCGTGGTGTCCTGGGTACTCAGGGTCTTGCCGGAGCGAACCGTGTATTGGTTGGGCAAGCGGACCTTGAGGGTGTCGCCGATCTTTGCGCCGGTCTTGGCGAACGAGTCGTCATAAGCCCGGTTGATGTTGCCGACAAACGTTAGCTTCTGGTGCAAGATACGCAGTGCTTCACGCGTAATCATGCTCGGGGTGAGAATGGTATTAGCCATGGTTTAACGCCCTTTCGATTTACGAAGTTGGTCATTGCGAGCGCGCATCCACTCATCAACCGATAGCCTGTTCATGTCCTTGCTGGCGCCGGCGTTGTTGCCGGAAACCTTGCTGACTGGCTTGATCGGATCAGGTGTGGATCGCGCACCTTCCTTTTGTTTCGCAAGGGCCTGTTTGCCTACCATGGCGTAATAGAACGCCTTGGCTAGCACTGGGTCGGTAAGGTTCGACAATGCGCCTGGGTTGGCCCCCAACTCCTTTGTCGCAAAATCAAACACCTTCTTGCCCACTTCAGGCCCCCATCCGGGGATGTCGCGCTTAAGGACCGCATCGCCTTCTTCGATTTGCTTGGCGACAAGTCGCTGCGCCTCGAAAGTTCGCTGCTGTTCCATCTGCTGCAACTGTCCGGCAAACTGCTGCCGGTTGTCCTTCAACTGCTGCATCTGAAAAAACAACTCCTGCGCCTTCACAGGGTCTTGTTGGTTCAGTGCCTGGAAATCAATCTGCTGCATTTGCTGCAACTGCTGATCCATGCTGACAAGGGTTGCCATTGCCCTGACTTGCTCGGCGTTGGCTTGCGCGTATTGCGTGCGCTCCGCTTCCGCAGCCCGTCGAATTTCGGCGGCTTCCTGCGTCTTGCGGGTGTAGTCGGCATGCATCAACCGTTCGGCCTTCAGCTTCTCGACCAAATCCTTTTTGCCCTTGACCTTGATGCCGTCAAGTTCATCCTCGATTTCGTCGGGATCGGCTTCCACCTGCTCGATGGGTTCACCGTTTTCGTCAAGCTCTGGCGTTTGCTGCTCGGCTTCGGTATCGACTCCCTGTGCTTCCTCGGGAACTTCCGAGACATCCGGGTTGGTCGTATCTACTGCATCCATGCGGATTGACTCCA